ACATTTTATGCATTGCTATATTTTGATGGCAATACAATAACAGATGGTATATCAGAGATTACGATCGAAGGCGGATCCAACAGCGAGGATGATTTCTCTATCGGCTCTGTAGTATCCAGATACGCAAAGATCAAGATGACGAATCCCGCAAAGAGAATTGAAGGGAAAGAGATAACAATCAATATTGGAATGATGGTTGGCGAATCTATTGAATATGTTCCGATGGGTTATTACACAGCAGAGAAGCCAAAGACAGATGAAAGTCAGATTACAGTCACTGCGTATGACCGCATGATGAAGACAGAGAGAGCTTTTTCGGCGGATGGCATTGCAGAGACTACAGATACAGTAACTGTGCTGAATGCGATATCGAGGATTACAGGAGTAACAGTTGTTACAGATGGACTGACTGCGATATCAATGCAGCGTCCGGATAGCTATACCTGCAGAGAGATACTGGGATATATTTCACAGATGTATGGCGGTTTTGCTATCTGTAATCGGCAGGGACAGATTGAGATTAAAACTTACATAGACAGTGATTATCCAGTCGATACAAGCCGGTACTGGGACACATTCGAGCATCATGATGTGACTGAGAAAATAGAGAAGATTACCTGCTATATCGGAAAGGATTCTGATGGAAACGATGTTTCTGTCAGTGTTGGTTCCGGAACCCGCGAAATAAGTTTTTCAAACCCGTTCATGACACAGGAAATGCTGGATAATGTTTGGAAAGTATTAAGCGGTTATGAATACATGCCTGGAAGCATTAAATTCATGGGTGATCCTCGTGTGGATCCATGGGATGTGCTGACAGTCTCTGATCTGAATGGTACAGCTTATAAAGTACCGGTCATGACTATGACACATGAGTTTGACGGCGGTCTGATCACATCGGTGGAAGCTGTTGGACGGTCTGAAGTAGAACAGGAATCTGGATACAAAGGTCCGACTACTAAGGAAATGGACAGGTATTATGCACAGCTGGTTGTGATTGATAAGGCATTGATTAATAAGTTGGATGTAGATACGGCGAACATCACTTATGCGACTATTAAGAATCTTGAAGTTACTAAAGAACGAGTTGAAGAGATTTATGGGGAATACGGTGAATTCCAGAAACTCACAGTAAATAATTTCTCAGCAGCAAACGGCCGGATTGATATCCTTGCTTCCAACTATGCCAATATCAAGAACCTTCTTTCAGGATCAGCTGGTATCGGTGATCTGCAGAACATCCACCTGACTTCTGATAATGCGGTAATCGATACAGCGCTGATCAGAACGGCAGTGATGGAATCAGTATCCATTGCAGATCTGCTTGCCGGTACGATCAGTACCAATAAGTTCAAGATCATGTCAGATGATGGCGGCATCCAGATATCCGGGGCAACCCAGCAATGGAAAGATGATAACGGAGTTGTAAGGATGCAGGCTGGCCGGGATGCACAGGGGAGCTTCACATTCGAGCTTTTTGACGAAACAGGAAAAGGAGTTCTGATCGATTCCACCGGTGTGCAACCGGGAGCAATTGCAGATGGACTGATCGTGAACGAGATGGTTTCTGACACGGCCAACATCGCCGCATCCAAATTGGATATAGACAGCTTGTTCACAGCAATCAATGATAGTACACAGGTCATCAAGAGCAACCGTATCTGGTTGGATGATTCTGGCCAGAGCCTAAATCAGGCTTACACGAAGATGACACAGAACATCACTGAAATTGAACAAACTGCAGGTTCTGCATCAGACAGTGCGTCAGCGGCGGCAGACGCAGCCAAGAAAGCACTGGAAACCTTATCGGGAATATCAACTCTGGATGCGATGTCGGCATCTCTGAACAATGATGCTCATGTGGTCCACACCTACACGGATGGTACCGGTGGGGATTACAGTTCCTGTTATACAGTCTTCTCAGTGTTCTTGGGCGATACAGACGTATCTGATCATATCGATGAGATCAAGGCTGTAGCATCAGCTGGGATTACAGGCATATGGAATCCACAGCTGAGAAGATATCAGGTGACAGCAATGTCTACGGACAGCGGCTATGTTGATATCTCAGCGTTATACGGCCTGGAAGGTAAGGTGTTGCTGGTAGGCGAAAAGGGACTTGTGATCGGTGATAAAGCGTTGATTGTAAAATCTATGGGCTCCTGGATCACAAAACGATTCTCGGTCTCCAAGGCAAAAGACGGCAAGATGGGTCTAAGTTATGACCTTCGGGTTAGTACGCAGATCATCCGGAAACAGAAAGATGATAAAACACTTGAGCCGGCAAATGTGACGTTCTCGGCTTACAAGAATGACAATGGATCCGTGAGCAGCTATTCCGGAAAGTTCCAGATTGAAGAATCAAAGGACTCCGGAAAGACCTATGAGATCAAGTATGGCTCCTCATCAGCTGAACTGTTGACGGTATATGTACCATCGTCTCCGGATGTGAATATCATCCGGTGTTCCTTGTATGATACGTCCGGAGTGCAGCTCCTGGATACTCAGACGGTATCAATCGTTTCGGATGCTGCAGGACTGGCACAGGACATTGCAAATGTAGATAAGAAAGCTCAGGAAGCGAAAGAAGCAATTCAGACCACAGACCAGAAAGTGATTGAGATCAAAAGCAGTATGCAAGGGTTTGAAACAAAATTGACTCAGACTACGACAGATCTGCGGGGAATGACGGACGGAACGCTCTTGTACAACACCAAGTGCCAGGATAATGGAGACGGAACAACGACTGTATCAGCGGCATTGTACAAAGCCGGCAGAGAAGTCACGAAGGAATATCCGGCAGCATGGTTCTCCTGGAGCAGGAGGACAGAGCAGGGAGAAGCCTTTCTGCAGTACGGATATTCAGTAACAGTAAACAATGATGATTATATGTTCGGTGGAGTTGTAATCGGACAGTTTATCAGATATGTGCAGATGGCTCTTACAGTAGGAGATAAGCTTCTCGTGATCGGAAACAAAGCCATGTGCGTAAATGTAGATGCGTAAGGTGTCCGAATCGGACACCAGAAAGGAGAAAAAATATGGCATTACCACAGGACGGTCAGAATGCGAACGGACTGACCAAAGTAACAGAGATTCCAAAAGGAAAAGAACTGATTTTTATTGATCCGACAACAAATGAAGGCGGGATTATTACACTTGAGGACCTGACAACTCAGATCCTCAAAAATTTGACATCCCAGACCTTCGCACTGGATCAGGGAAATATGACACTTTTGGCGGCTTTAAACCAATTAAATAGTAAAAAAACCATAGAAATAATCAACATATCAAAAAGAGCGAATGTTTCAAAAGCCGGAGAGTTTGTATACAGTGGATTAGAATTTACCGTCCCAAAAGGAAACATTTTTATTGTGCAAATAAAAGCCTATTATCAGCAATCAAAACCTTCGCAGATTGTTGTAACGAATTCAAAAACCGAATGCACAGATAATACAGTAATTGATAAGGCAGAAAGAGATCCTGCTATAGTAACATGCGTTCCTCCTATAAATAACACAGACAGTACATATTATGTATGGGTAAACTATAGTAAGGCAGGAATGAACGAAGTTAGTGCAAGAGGAATTTCTTTAAAATAGCAAGGATCAAAAAAATGATGGAGAACATAACAACGAAACGTTTGCGACAACATGGATATGATGGACGGTGTATTGGAAGCTACAAAAGTATATTCTATATGCGGCCCAGAACTCCTGTTTAATTGGTTTGTGAACAGTACCTCTTACATGGCAAAATAGCACTGTAGGAGGTGCTTTTTATATGACAAAAATTGACCAGATCCAGAATCAAATACTGGAAAAGATGGCAGAAACACTAAGTAATGAACAACTGCAGAAGTTGGAGAATGTAATGGCAATCGAATTCCACGGAATCGAGGTCCAGGAAGAGTGCACACAGCTTGTAACAAGCGAGCTGCGATGGCAAAAGATCCTGAACACATTCCTGGCCAGTAAGAGAATCGAGAACTGCAGTCTTGGCACATTGGACAGATACAAAGAATGTGTGACCAAATTGATCACATCATTGAATAAACGCCTGCAGGACATCACAACCAATGATATTCGGTATTATTTGGCAATGTACCAGGAAACAAGAAAGATATCAATATCGTACATGGATACGATCAGACGGTATCTGAGCAGCTTCTTTGCATGGATATCGGATGAAGGATACATCAACATCAATCCTATGCGGCGTCTTAAGAAAATCAAGGTACCACAGAAGATTAAGAAACCTTTTACACCGGCAGAGCGCGAGCATTTGCGTTGCTCTGCACGGTGCCAGAGGGATATCGCAATCATGGAGTTTTTATACAGTACAGCAGCCAGAATTGGTGAAGTGGTACGGCTGGATAGGAGAGATATTGATTGGAACAGAAACGAGATTATCATCTACGGAGAGAAGGGCAAGAAAGAGAGGAAAGTGTATCTCACAGATGAATGCGCATATCATCTGAGAAAATACCTGTTATCCAGGAATGACGCGAATCCGGCATTGTTTGTGAGTTCTAAACAACCACATACAAGATTAGGCAAGCAGGCTATACAGTCTATGCTCCGGACACTCGGACAGAAGACTGATATTCATGCTCATCCACACAAGTTCCGAAGAACATTGCTGACCGATGCCGGTAATCGAGGTATTCCACTGCAAGAAATCCAGCATTATGCAGGACACGAAAAACCAGATACGACCATGATGTATGTTACAGTATCAGAAGAAAATGTACGGGCATCATTCCGAAGATACATAGCCTGATCTGGATGGATTCATATGAATTTTCGAAGCTGGCAGAGATGGCAGCTTATTGAGTATGCACTTTTGCAGAAGATTTCGGAAGAGAAGGCGGTAGAGAATGGAAAGACACTCCCGCAGACTAAACAGGAGTAGAAAAAAATTTTGAAATTTTTCTTATATAAATTATCGCGTACCAGGAACCGGCATCAAAGTTTAAAATCTCACCGCTTATTGTTGTGTTTTCAGATGTTTTTTCAGGCAACCACCATTTGCCGTTGGAATATCCAATCTTGCAAAATGTGCCGACTGTAGAATATATTTCATAAATTCCATGTTCCAAATCTGACAAATTTATAGTTGCTTGATTGGTTTCATCAGTGCTGGCAATTCGAGTAAAAAGCAGGTTACTATTTAACAGACATAACAGCCGTTGTATCTGCAAGTAGTTTGTGCGGTTATTTCATTCCCGTAATTATAAGCTGTTATATTACCGTTATTTTCAAATATTAACTGTATTTGTTGAGGTGTAGATTGTATAGGAGCTATTACAATTCTTTGCCGCGGTACATAATCAGGAGGGATTGTTCCTATTACTTGCAAATCACCTCGTTTTACATTATCTATTGTATCTCCAGTGTAGGAAATTACAACTATGTTTCCTGCTTTGAGCAGTGTGATTTTTGTTTTAAGTATGCTTGTCTTGACGTTTGTTATTGTTATTGCTTGATTACTATTTAAGAGCAAGAAATTTATTTCCAATAGTTCCATTGAAACCAAATCCAATGATAACAAACATATTTTCTTCTTGCAGATATGTAGATTGAAAAGCAATAAAATACCCGTTATTAAAAGAAAATGGATTATCAGATGGTTTATAGAAAAATCCAATAATAGCTTTGTGTGTTTTTCCTTTTAATTCAGAGGAAAATGTATTTTCGCCAAAAATCACTCTACAAAGCCTTATTGAGGAGTTACTAATTTTATGGAATAAATAAATATGCAACAACCCATATATCGGATTGAAATTTCAAAGCATCCTTGTCTAGTGATATTTCTACATTTGAAATGGATTTTATTTTTTGAACAAACCCCGTATTTTCATTTGTTTGCCTTGACACAATTATTGCAAAACCTACATCAGCTATATTCGAATTATTGAGCGTAGAATAACTTACATAAACGGTTTTCGAATTAGGTACTTTTATATCATTTACTCCATTGTCCGGATTAAAAATATACCGTTTAGCCTTACTATTTTATAAAGAAAAGAAAAATCCATGCTAAAGGGCATCCACACGGATGTCTTTTATTATGCATTTTTCGAAAGGAGGGAAATGCTTTGAGATTTATAAAAGAAATAACACTGTTTGCTCCATCCGGTACACTGAAAAGATTCCAAGGGTTGGAAACAAGCTTTAAAGTTGAACAGGGCAAGATCAGTGCTTTAATTTCAGAGAGTGAACTGACAGAGCTTCGAAATGGCAATAAAACCATGTACAGCCGTCTGTATTCGGCAGAGCAGACGGTAAGCGGTCTGGAAAAATTGTATACAGATGTAACGGGAAAATATGACGCTGTAAGCAAACAGTATACTTCTCTGGATACAAAAGTTGGTGAATATAAATCCGCAGTAGATGGATTTTCAGGGGAACTACAGCAGTTGTCTACAACAATTAATGATGACTATAGCACCACCAAATCAATGCAAACTTATGTAAAAGCACAGGTAGATGGATTAAGCACTGCGGTATCAGAAACTTATGTTAAGACTGATACGCTTAGTGGATATTCGACCACAGAGCAAACGAAGAGCATGATTGACCAGAAGACTGATCAAATCAAACTAGATGTGCGTGAAAAAATATATGGTACTAATTATTGTAAAAATGGAACATTTGAAACATTTACTGGCTGGGTTGCATATGCCGACAAAAAACCTCGTACAACTCACTTAGGAAAAACATGTGCTTATCTGGTTTCTGGGAATTCAATTTGGATGAATTATGATTATACGGTTGATGCAGATGAATCTAATACGATAATATTTGAGGCTGCTAGTCCTGAAAAGGTTGCACTAAATATAAAAATTGACGATACTACAATCAAAACATTTTATTCATCGGAAATGTCTGAGGAATGGAAAGAATTTTCAGTTGATGTAAAACTGAAAAAAGGAAAACATACCATTCAATTTGTGACATCTTCTAACGCATCTGTTCTTTATGTAACAAATGTTCAGATAAAGCAGGATATCATAGAATCAACACATAGCCAGATAAATATCCTTCAGAGTTCTATTGAATCTAAAGTATCTAAGAATGGAATCATTTCATCAATCAATCAGTCTTCTGAAAAGGTTTCTATTAGTGCAAACAAAATCAATTTTAATGGACTGGTTACGGCAAATAATTATTTCCAGATTCTCACAGACGGTTCATTCGTGGCTACATATGGAACTCTGGGTGGTTGGACAGTTAAAGACGGGATTATAAAATCTAATGATCAGAAATTAACTTTAGATCCGGCAAATGACCGAATATATTTCAATGATGACGATGATGACCATATAACTGAATTGTCACCAGATGGGACAAGGACAAACTATTTGACTGTTGATGGTGGCATTGTTGGAGGAGACGCTGCATTGCTTATCAGTGCAGGGTCTTCATCCCGTATTCAGTTTTATGATTCTTTTTCAGACGATGGCGAAGATGCAATCAAACTCCAAGGAAACCTAGAAGTCCGTGGAACCAAATCACGCGTAGCCCGAACGGAGAATTTCTCTGATCGGCTATTGTACTGCTACGAAACTCCGACACCAATGTTTGGAGATCTTGGTTGTGGGAAGACCAATGATAGAGGAATCGCGATTGTTGATATAGATCCGGCATTTTCGGAAACAATAAATTCCGGAATTGAGTATCAGGTATTTCTGCAGAAGGAAGGAGATGGTGATATATGGATAGAAGAAAAGGATACGGAGTATTTTATGGTGAAGGGGACACCGAATTTAAAGTTTTCCTGGGAGGTTAAGTGTATCCAGAAAAGCTTTGAACACTTGCGACTAGACGAGAAAGAAGTACAGGAAGCAGCGCAGAAAGATGCCAGAGATGCCCAGAAGGACTATAACATTATTATCGACACGATTGTCGAAGACTACGACAAAGAAATGGAGGAATTGATCAATGAAAGTAATTAAGATTATCAGCATCATCAATCAGGGTGGAGAATATTCCATTACTACTACTTATAACGAGGTAGATGACAATGGTGCTATTGTAAAAAGAAATGTAAAAGCACCAACATTTTATGCTGTAGGTGATATGCTTAATCACGTAAAAGCAATAGAAGATCAGACAAAAGAACGAATTTGAGGACAATATATGGAGAGAATCAGAGCGGAGCCGTGAGGCTCTATTTATTTTACTTAAAATTGCGCCGGCGCAACCGGAGAAAGTGTGAAAAAGTGAAAGAAATACTCATGCAGACATATACTATTGTATTACCGGCCCTGTTGGGATATATTGTATGGCTTTTGAAGAATCAGAAAAAAGACAGGGATGCCAACAGTAAAGGTACAATGCTCCTGCTCCGTACACAGCTGATCGAGTATCATGCGAAATATATGCAGCTGGGTGACATCCCATCATATGCATATCAGAATTTCTGTGAGATGTATGATGCATATCATGCACTGGGCGGGAACGGGATGGTAACAAAAATGAAACAGGAAATTGAAGAACTGCATATCAAGCGAAAAGGAGAATGAATATGGATATTAACGTAATGATGCAGTATGTAACCTATGGACTGGCACTGATCGGAGTGCTTGCATTTCTGGTATCGATTATCGTGCAGGTAATTAAGGAGATGCCTGGGATCAATAAGATTCCAACGAGTATTGTGGCACTGGTCACATCGCTGATTCTCTGCCCGGTGGCACTGGTCATCTTATGTACATATTATAAGATGGTAATCACCTGGTATTATATATTTGCTTCTTTTATTGCCGCATTCGTAGTTTATTTAGTGGCAACAGGCGGTTGGGAAAAAGTCAAGAGTATCTGGGATAGAACGAAATATAAAGATTCAGAGGGCGAGTGA